AGCCTTGTCTTACTGCTAAACAGAAAAAATTACCAAAAGCACTCCAAGCAGCTATTCGGAAAAAGAATAGACCTTGTAGATAGTGCCAGTAAGAAAAGTCAAAGGCGGTTATCGTTGGGGTAAATCTGGAAAGATTTACAAAACAAGAAAAGCCGCTGAACGACAAGGAAGAGCAATATACGCATCAGGCTATGGCAAAACATCGAAAAAGAGACCCAAGAAAAGGAACAGGTAAAAAACCAAAAGGTTCTGGAAGACGATTATATACTGACGAAAATCCAAAAGATACCGTTAGAATTAAGTTTGCTACTATGAAAGATGCGAGAGCAACTGTACGAAAAGTTAAAAGAGTTCGTAAAAGTTATGCAAGAAAAATACAGATACTAACTGTAGGGGAACAACGAGCAAGAGTGATGGGTAAGAAAACTGTCGCATCAATCTTCAAGTCTGCGAAAGCAGGATTAAGGAAAGCACACAATGCCAAGACACGCAAGAAAAAGAGGACGAAGAAAGGCCGCTAAAAAGAGACCTTTACCTACAAATCCAACTCTTTATGCTAGAGTAAAAGCTGAGGCAAAGAGAAAATTTAAGGTATACCCTTCCGCATATGCAAATGGGTGGTTAGTAAGAACTTATAAAAAACGAGGCGGACGTTTTAGAATGGGAGTAAAGAAAAGATGATTGAGTGGTTAAAAGTAAAATTTTTACAACTTTGCAACATTGTTTCAGGTAAAGACAGAAACTGGGACGGCACAGTAGACATCAAAGATAAAATGATGGACGCTGAAGATAAAGCCAAAGGATAATGCCTGGACACAGTGGTGGATTAACCAAGTGGTTTAAAGAAGGTTGGGTAGATATTTCTCGTCCTAGAAAAGGTGGAGGATATGCCCCTTGCGGAAGAAAGTCTGCAAGAAAAAGCAAAAGAGGATATCCTAAATGCGTGCCTGCAAGTAAAGCTGTACGAATGACCAAAGCACAAATAAGGTCAGCAGTCAGAAGAAAAAGAGCTGCAGGAAACCCTGGAGGTAAACCTAGAAATGTTTCTACTTTTGTAAAAAGAAAGAAGAAGAAAACAACCAGGAGACGTAGAAGGTAATCCTACATAGGAGCCTATGAAAGAAGACTTATTAAGAGAAGTACTTAGTGTTGTCTCTATGTCAATAAGACTAAAGAGAACACTACAGGATAAAATTCTTTGGAGTAAACAACTTCGTGAGTTACTACACCTCCCAGAAAACGAGATGAATAATAATATCGTAAAAGAGTACTTGAAAAATGGCACGACATACTAAAAAAGACATATATAAAACTGCTGGAGCTGCTCGAAAAAGAGCTAGGCAGTTAGGACTAAAAGGCATACACTCTCATGGAAGAGGTTCTAAGAAGATTTATATGCCAGGTAGCACTCATAAGGCTTATGAGAACGCTAAAAGGAGAAAAAAGAATGGCTAGACAAGGCGGTTTTTTAAGCGGACCGAGTACACATAATACTCAAAAAATCCGTAAACACGTTCTCAAAAGAGGACTTACAAGAGATATGAATGCGGCAGCAGGAGCTTTAGTTAACACTAAAAACCCAAACGGTATAGAAGCATTTAGATATGCAGCTACTCCAAAAGCTATAGGACCAAGATTCGGTAAAACAATGAATCCACCTAGAGCTAAATTTCCTACAAGGAGAAGGAGAAGATAGATATTTTAAATAACTTTCATACTTTAATGAAAGCAGGAAGACTTAATAAAGTTGTAAAAGCAGTAGGACTAAATAATGGCACTAACAAAAGGAGAAAAAGCAAGGCTAAGAAGAGTAGGATTAACAAGCCTTAATAAACCAAAAAGAACTCCTAAACATAAAACTAAAAAAGCTGTTGTAGCCACTAGAGTTAATGGTAAAGTAAAAATTATTCGCTTTGGAGCGCAAGGCATGGGACATAATTATAGTCCTGAAGCACGAAGAAGCTTCAAAGCGAGACATAGAAAAAATATTGCGAAAGGTAAGTCTTCCGCAGCCTGGTGGGCAAATAAAGTATTCTGGTCTGGAAAAGGCGGAAGCACAAAAAGACCACCAAAATCACAAAAAAGAAAATTCGGATTATAATATGAACACACCAAAAGTTATTGATAGAAGAGTCGCATGGCTTGATGCTGTATCTATAGATGTAGTTGATGTACTTGCAAAACTAACACATAGAAAACTTAATGGTGTAGAACTTACAAAACACGAAGAAAGCATGAGTGAGTTATGTAGTGGATATTTATATCTGCTAAAACTTGCAAAAGAACACGGATTATTTGACTCCGACGACCCCTTTAACTTATTTGACAAAGAGACCCTACATTGATTGAAATTAGCCGTTCAGATATAGTCCCCGACTATTTGATGAACTACGAGACAGAAGATAGATTTATCAAGCTACCTATTGAAGGGTATCTCGACTTATTAGGCATAGAGCCTAACACCTCCCAAACTGCATTAATCAATGCAATCAATAATACTAAATATCGTTTTGTCTGTGCAGCTGTCGCTCGTCGTCAGGGCAAAACTTATATATCAAATATAATAGGACAACTTATTTGTTTAGTACCTAATAGTCATGTATTACTTATGTCGCCTAACTACTCTTTATCACAAATATCATTTGACTTACAGAGAAATCTCATAAAGCATTTTGATTTAGAAGTTACAAGAGATAATGCAAAAGACAAAGTAATAGAACTATCAAATCAATCTACAATAAGAATGGGTTCAATCAATCAGGTTGATTCAGTAGTTGGTAGAAGTTATGATTTAATTATCTTTGATGAGGCAGCATTAACAGATGGTAGAGATGCTTTCAATGTAGCACTCAGACCTACACTAGATAAAGAAAACTCAAAAGCAATATTTATATCTACACCAAGAGGTAGAAATAATTATTTTGCAGAGTTTTACTATAGAGGTTGGAGCGAGGAGTTTCCTGAGTGGGCAAGTATAAAAGCTACTTATCATGAAAACCCTCGTGTATCAGAAGCAGATATTATAGAAGCAAAAAAGACAATGTCAGATGCAGAGTTCAATCAAGAGTATATGGCAGACTTTAATGTCTTTGAAGGTCAAATATGGACTTTCAATCATGAACAATGCACTGCAGATTTATCTGAGTTTGATACTAGCAAGATGGACGTGTTTGCAGGACTTGATGTTGGTTACAAAGACCCAACAGCTTTCTGCGTTATAGCTTATGATTGGGACGAAGAAAAATATCATGTGTTAGATGAATACTTAGACTCAGAAAGAACTACAGAACAACACGCAGTACAAATACAAAAACTAATAGAAAAATGGGATATTGACTACATTTATATAGATTCCGCAGCTCAACAAACAAGATATGACTTTGCACAAAACTATGATATTAGTACTATCAATGCAAAGAAATCTGTACTTGATGGAATAGGTCATGTAGCTGGCATAGTCGATAATGATAGTCTTATAGTTAATCAAACTTGCAAAGAAGTTATGATATCCTTAGACCAATATCAATGGGACCCAAACCCTAATTTAATGAAAGAGAGACCAAAACATGATATGTCATCTCATATGGCAGATGCTTTACGATACGCGCTTTATTCATTTGAAACTAGTGTCACCTCGTTTTAGATGTACCTGTTAAAAATTGTACTTGACATATGGTGGGGCTTTTTGGTATAATTCTAATTAAGAGTATAAATATGAATTTAAAAAGAGATTTAGTTAAATATGTGAGAGATAAAGCTAAATCCAAATACAAAAAATCAAGTGCTTGTTACATATGTGGAAGTACTGAACAGTTAGATTTTCATCATTTTTATGGACTCACCGAATTACTAGAAACTTGGATAAAAGAGAAGAATATAATTATAGAAACCGAACAAGACATACTAGAACTCCGTGAATCCTTTATTGATGAAAATAAGGCTAAGTTATATGAATATACTGTAACTCTGTGTCACAAACATCATCTGAGACTTCACTCAATTTATGGAAAGCGACCCAAACTGATTACAGCAGAGAAACAAAAAAATTGGGTCGAGATACAGAGAGAAAAACAATATGGCATGGTATGATAGAATTTTAGGGATACAGCGAGAAGAAAAACTAAATCCTGCACAATATGTTATTTCCAGAAATGAAGGAATGACGATTGATTCTAGAGAACCAACTATAAGTTATAGAAATGCTTATGAGCAGCTAGAAATTGTAAACCGTGCTGTCAACATGATAGTTGACGATGTAGCAGAAATTCCATATACGATAGGACAACAAAACCCAGGAACAACAAATATAATTAAAAATATAAGAAGGTCAAAAGTAGACTTACTTATAAATAGAGAACCAAACCCATTTCAAGATGTAAGTACATTTAAAAGAAACTTAATAATTGACTTACTAATAGATGGTAATATTTTTATATACTTTGATGGTGCTCATTTATATCACTTACCTGCAGATAAAGTGACAATATATAGTGATACGAATACCTACATTGAAAGATATGAATTTGATAATAGTATAGAGTATAGCACAAAAGAAATTATACATATCAAAGAAAATAGTTTTAACTCTATATATCGTGGAGTTCCAAGATTAAAACCTGCACTTAGAACTATGCAACTTCTTGTAAACATGAGAAACTTTCAAGATAACTTTTTCAAGAACGGAGCAGTTCCAGGATTAGTATTGAAAAGTCCAAACACTCTTTCTGAAAAAATAAAAGAAAGAATGTTACAAGCATGGGTTGCAAGATATAATCCACAATCAGGAGGTAGAAGACCTCTATTTTTAGATGGTGGATTAGAAGTTGAAAACTTAACAGAAGTAAACTTCAAAGACTTAGATTTCCAAGATGGAATAAAAGCAAATGAAAAGATTATACTAGAAGCTATGGGAATACCTCCAGTACTTATGGACGGTGGCAATAATGCAAATATAAGACCTAACCATAGACTATACTATCTAGAAACTATACTACCTATCGTAAGAAAGTTAGGAGTAGCAATAGAAAGATTTTTTGGATT